AATGCTTGGTAACGCTCAGGGTCTGTTTTCATTAGTTTAATAATGTCGGACCTGCGATATACCTTCTTACGTGTCCCTGCGCTGCTTCCTCGTGCGTTGCCTGTGTTAGCTGCCTTAAGTGTCTGCTTACGTGCCTGTTTTTCAACTTGGGCAGTCTGCTGGGCTACTGTCTTCCGTTCTTTCCAGAGTGAGAAGAGTTCGTCCGCAGAGTCAGCGTCGTACTGTTGGTCAGCCGCTACAAACAACTGAGTCCTAATCTTAGATGCCTTAATCCATTCTGCAAACTTAGGATCATTAAGGATCGTCTGCATGTCTGGATGTTTGGCTTGAAGCGTAGCAAGTGACGACTGCTTTTTATACTGCTCAGTGTACTGCTGTGCTTCTCTAATCTTAGGATGATTCTCAATAGCACGATTAACAGCGCCTTGAGGGTCCGTAAAGTAGTCAATATCGTCTTCAGGCTCAACGTGTTGCTGTTGAGGTGCTGAGGGTGTTTGAGTACTAATGTAGTCATCCACCACTTTACGAAGTTCGCCTACTTCAGAAGACTGACGACCTAGTAGCTTTTCAGCTTCTTGGTGCATCTGTACAACTTCTTCTAAAGACTTACCTTGGTACTTTTCTGGTACTTTGGGTTCTTCTGGCTGAGGTTGCTCAACTTCTGCTGTTGCTTCTTGTTGAATCTCGTTAACTTCGTTTTGTTCGATTTGATCCGCGTTTTCCTCTTCAGGACGGGGATCTAGAATCGTTGCTCTAGACATGATTAAACTCCGTGATCGTTATCATTATGGAGATGTTATTGTTTACCTGCTTTTTCGTGCTCTTTGACCCACTTCATATGAGCGCCGGGGAATGAACCGTCAGCGCCGTTTAAGTGAAAGGACGGGGCAGATACCATTTTTGTAGCATTCGCGCCACAACCGCACCTACTGGTTGTAACGTTACTCTCTACCATTTCTTCAAAGACGTGTCCGTTAGTACAACGGAAGTCATAGATTTTATACATCAACAGGACCTTCTTCTTCTGCTTCTGCTTGCTCTCTAGCCGCTTCTATAGTACCTTGGAGGTTAATTACAGTAGCAAAAGCAGCAACTTGGCCTTTACGGAAGTACAAGTCCTCTATATCTTTGACTGTCTGAATGTCAGCCAATTGTTGTGCATTGTTGGATAACTCTTGTAAGAGTTGTTTGAAACCTTCGTGGTTGAAGAGTTCGTTGTAGTTGTCGAAGTAGGTTTCAAGCTCAGGAGTCATAGTTTCCTCTAATGTTGTTAACTATAGTTTTATTATATCATACTTTTATGCAGTTGTCAAGCTTTTCTTGTGGACTTCCTACGTCTACCTGAAGCTGTTACTGCATGTTTGATTGCTTTGGGGCCAGTCTTGCGTCGTGCAGAAGAAGCTTTTTCAGCTTTGGTCATCTTAGCTGCTACGGCTTTAGGACGACAAGAGGGGTAGGGACGTTTACTCTTGGTAGCTGATTTGCGTCCACAAGGCTTGCCCGTTTTAACGTCCACCCACTCTTCGGCAAACCACTTGGTTAAGCCTTTCTTAGGGCGACTAGCTCCTCCTGTTTGGCGCTTTCTAGACATAAGTACCACCACGTTTTTTGTACTCACGAGTTAACCACGCTGAACCATACGCAGAAGGCCATACATCAAACTTACGTTTAGCCTCTGCTTTAACTCTAGCGTACAGTGCTTTATTTTTAGGTGTAGGCCCTGACTTTTTCTTAGGGCGACTTGCACCGCCCGTTCGAGTTTTGCGTGGCATTATTTACCCCTACGGCTTCCTGTGCCTCTACTTCGTTTTACAGGCATAGCCTTCTTTTTCTTTTTAGGCGGTCGTCCTACTTTACTTCCGTATGTTCCGGGTCCCATTGGCATAACTATCTCCTTACCATTTTTTACACGACCAGTATCGTGCTGTGAGTTTACTAGGTGGGTTTGTGTCACACTTATGACGTGCTCTAAACGATTTACGACGCGCAGGCTGATCTTTTTTAATGGTCATCTTTGCGTCACCAAATCGTATAGTTTTTGTTTTGTCACCTTCCTTGGCAACTACTACAAACTTTTTAGTGGGGTGGTTAGGCGTCCGCTTTGGCTTGTTGTACCCGCTTACGCCCGCTCGTGCTAGTTTTGGGTCCTTGGACTTTGGCATTAGATAATTCCTCCACCTTGGCTTCCAGCAGGCCCACCTTGGTTTCCAGCTGGTCCAACCGGTCGAACTGGTCTTTGAACTTGTGGTTGATTTGGTCTAGCAGGAGTTGCATTTCCTTTTGCGTTATTAACATTAGTTTTACCTTCTAATTGCTTTTCTTTGAGGAGAGTATCAGCAACTTTCATACGTCGCTCAAACTCTTTATCTTCTTGGTCACCTTCACGAAGGTTTCGGGTGATAGCGTTGATCTTGTCAATTTCTAGCTCCTGAGGAACTACCTGAGCCTCTGCTGCCAACTTAGCTGCCCTAGCTTGTGATTCTTGCGCCTGAGCAGACAACGCTGCAGTTTGTGACTGCTGGAACTGTAGTTGTGCCTGTTGAGCCTGCTGTTGCATTTGCTGCTGCTGTGGGTTGGGCTGTGAAGCTTGAGCCAGTGCTGCAACAAGTTCTTCACGGTTAGACAAGTTCATGTTGTCTACAACAGACTGAATAAGGGTATTATACAAAGGAGACTCTTTACCCATGGTTTGCAATAACTGCACCAACTGAGTGACTTCGTACTCCCTAGCAATAATACCTAGTGTACTACTTGCGTTAAACTTGTAGTCAGCTACAGGATAGTTTTCAGGATCAAACTGCATATACCGATAGGCTGCTTTTTTTACAAACGGAATTAGGAACGACTGCTGGAAGTTAATTAGTGTCCGCTTGTGACGCTTAATAATAGCGCCAAGAGACATACTAATGCCAGCGGCAGTACTCTCGCCATTAACCTGACCAGCAATTCCTGCTGAGTCCACGGCTCCTGTTGCTTGTTGTACCATCTGCTGCAAGGCTCCGGCCTGAGCAAAAGTAATTTGATTAACTTGACCAAAGTTGAACGGTTGAAGTACTTCACGAGGATCTCCACTTGTTAGGATCATCTTTCCGGGACGTATTTCGGGTTTAGCGCCGCGTGGTAACCGTGTCGCGTCAATAGCCATCATTGGGTGGATAGTAAGGCTTAAAGCGTCGATTCTAGCTCGCAACTCTGTGTCAAGCGCTTTCTGACTGTTGTAACCTTTTTCGCAGACTCCACGACCCCAGAAGCGTCCGGGTACTACGTCCCAAGGAAACGCAATAACAGGACGGTCTTGCATCATATAAGGGTTAACTTCTGCCTTTAACAAGATGCCGCCATTAGCAATCACTACAACGGCTTCTACGTACTTTGACTCAGACCCTTCTTCTGGTACTGCTTCTTCGTCGTCTTCGCTTGTAGCGGCGTTTAGAAGCTCTCGTGGCACTAAACCGTAGTACTTAGTCAGTCGTACTTTATCATCGTTGTAAATAGTGAGGTCTTGGTCAGGCTCTAGATCCGTGTCAGGAGCAGCAGGACCAACATAAGCGTCACGGTAAACACCTTGTTCTTGTAAAAGTTCTACGTGATGTCGGCTTACAAACTCATCAACGGCTACGCCCATGGCGTCCTCTACAGACGTAGCTACAGGATCAATCAAAAAGTTCTGTGGTAGTACAGGCTTAAGCTTTACAACCACACGGTCAGTAATGTTTACTCCTACTGCTTGAAGATCTCCTCCCATAATGGGTTGAGTAGCAGGAGCCATTTCCTTCATTTCTTCAATAACAATTTCACCGATACCTGTACCAAAGACTGCTGAGTTAATGAGACACTCTGCTACTGCCTTACGTACCATACAGTTTTCAAAGTCTTCCGTAAGCTTGTTACGAAGAAATTGTACGTCCTGCTTGTCAGTGTCACCCATGTTGTCACTAACGTCAAACCACTTGCCACGTCCAAACGTAGCTTCCTCTAGTTCCGCTACATTAGACTCAACTGCTTGCTGAAGTGCAGGAGAAATAATGCGGGAACGCTCAGACCCACGCTGGCTGTCAGCAGGATCCCACTGACCACGCCATAGTCTGTAATACTCTTCAAATTTTTGTTCATAATTGCTTTCGTAGTAATCCCTCCAGTCTTCACATTTAGTTATAACCCAGTCTTCTAGGGCTTCTTGGATCATCAGAGGCTCGTTTTCGTATAAATCACTCATATTAGTATCCTGCTACTACGTCTAAGATTTCGTGGTCTTCGATTTCGTAATCGTAGTCGTAAGCCACATTTGCTAACTGGTCGATGTACGCCAAAGCGTCAACCAAGTCATCATGGGTTAATGGGTCGGGAAACTGGAACAACTGATCAAGAAATTTGCTGTTCCATTCTCCTTTGTTTAAAGTTATGTATCCGTTTTCAAATCGTCCTTGTAACGCCCACATAACACGATCTGTTTTCTTTTTGTTACCGTGAGTCAACTCTTCTACTCTAAAAAACATACCGTAGCGTTTCTGCATGTCCATCAAAGGAGACATT